GCCATTGACTTCAGCAATGCCTGTGATCCACTTGCTAAAGTCTGCCGCAAAATCCGCTTTAACGGCCATCGTTTAACGCTCTCCGTTCCACCGACTCAGCCTCAAGCTGTTCGATGAGAATCTCCAGCACGTCGGCGGGTGTATTCTCGAAGTCTGCCCAAGTCCATTGCATCACTCGGCAGATTTTGAGTCCTGACTCGACGTACTGGCGGTCGTTTTTTTTGAGGATGACATCTCCTGCACATGCGCCTTGACGGCATCCTCGATCATGGTGAAGCCATCGACGCTCAGATTCTCCAGCGCCTCAAGGCTGTACGGGACTGGCTTATCGTCCGCATCCGTCAGGTTCCAATCCACGACATACGCGGCGACTTCCGTCAGCCCGAGCTTCTCGAGCCGAGGTGTAATCTTGCCGAGGCCGTCAACGTCAACGGCTGCGGCCATCGCCATGCGGGATTCCTTGACGGTCAATCGACGCTTACACTCAATCCATACCCCATCGCATACATCGACACGGGCGATTTCAGGATTGACGAACCAGACCGGCTTCTTCTTTGCTGCTTTGCTCACGGGCGACTCCTTGCGGTGAAAGACGTGGCCCCAGGTGCGCCGTCAGGGTGCCATCGTTGTGAACGTGTATCCGAACCACCGGATACACGAGACGTGAACGCCCCACGGTCACCGATACCGTGAGGCCGTCTTTGGAGATGCGGTACTTATCAAACGATACGATATTGCCGTCTAGCACCGCTCCGTCCGGCGTCGTTTCGATGCGCCACGGGCCGAAGATCGCAGCCGTCATGTACGACCACTTCACTTCTCCCGTGACGCCTCGAATCTGCATCATGGCTTATGTGGTGCGAGTGATCCCGCCGTCGAACTGGAGCGTGCCGGAGATGGTCACCGCGCCACCAATCGACGTGTCCACACTGACGGCGGTCGGCCACACCGACCCTGACCAGTACTTCGCCACACCGGTGCCAGCCGGGTAGAGATAGCAGGCAACCTTTCCGCCCGACTGGTTCTGGTCGAAGGCATCGAACGGCACATCGGCGTCATCGGCGAAGAAGCCGCTGAAGGTCGCCGTGGCATTCTTAACGCCCAGCACGAACGAGGTCGCGCTGTCGCCGAGCGACGTCACGTCTGCCGTGCTAGTGTCAATGTTAACGGTCCACTGAGTGAGGTTGACGACGTTCTCTGCGGCACCTGCTGTAGCTGCGGCGAGGAGCATCGCGCCTGATCGTCCGTGATACTTGGGCATGGTTTAAGACTCCATTGATAAATGTCCGCGACGACTTGTGACGAGCGCGAGTGCCAGTGGTCATCAGCGACCGCCGCGATGGCGTTCGTGATGTTCTGTTCGCGCCGCCCAGGATCGGCCAGCAAGTCGCGGATAACCTTGCCAGCTTCCTCTGGACTGTGAAACGCCGGAACCGCAGACCCGAACTTGTCCACCAGTTCGGTCCTGTAGTCCGACACCATGCACACGCCAGCAGCCGCCATTTCGTAGACCCTGGGATTCAGACTCTCTGCCGCGTACTCGTTCTTCGGAGCGCGGAACAGGTTCAGCACAATACGCGCACGCTGTGCATAATCGCGCATTGTCTCATTCGAGATGATGCCACCCTTGAGGTAGGCATCGAGTTTGCCCTTCGCCCGGTCAATCGGCTCACCGTAGAGATGGAAGTCGATGCCGGACCAGTCAATGCGTGAGAGATAGTCTACCCTCTCGTCGAACAAGGAGCCACAGAAAAACACGTCACAGTTCTTCTCGGCCTCTACGGGTGTATGCGTGCCCTTGCGCCACGCGGACGGCAGGTAGTTTGTATTCGGCTGTACTTGCCTGAACGTGCTGATCTGTGACCGCTCATGCGTCCAGGCGCCGTGACAGAGTGCCGCGATGCGGAGTTCCGCCTCGATGTCGTAGGGCGTCTCAGTGCAAAGCAGCCACACGCGCAGTCCGGCACGCTTCATCAGTTCGATGCGCTCCGGCAGCATATACATCGCAGACACGATCAGGACGTCGCGGCAATTCTTCTCGATGGCACGTTCCACAATGCCCTGCGATGCCTGATACAACACATCGCCAGCAGTTGGCTTCGGCCAGTTTCGCGTCTTATCCTTCCTGCGCTGCTGCCGCCACAGATAGTGCAGGAACCCGTGCGACCGCTCGATGCGGCCATCCAGACGCCATTCACAGACTGAGACGCCGGAATCCTTCAGCCCCTCAACTAATCCGACGTGGACATCATGCGTGGCCCATGACGCGCCAGGGTGTACGACAAGCATTCTCATGTCGGGTCCACCATCACTTCATACAATCCGCCGCAGTGCTGGTATCGGATATCCAAGTTGTCCGCGCTGATTTCCACGTACTTGATGCGCTCCGACCGTTCGATGAGCATCAGCGCATAGCCGGAGACTGATAACGTCGCATTCTGCAACAGCGTTTCGATGCGCTCTGCCGCTGCCGTGACGCCAGACGCGCTGTTGCTCCTAGCCACTGCCTTGACCATGTAGCTCAGTCGCTCATAACTGCGCGTCTTGCCGAGCTGATAGTTGTCGTCGTGGTCCATCTGTTGCACGATGACAAACGGCTGCGACACATTCTGAGGCGCAATATCACGATAGACCCCGCCAGGGGCCAGCGATGACAACGTTGCGTCATTGCTCAATACCGAGAAGATGGCCGCGTCCACTGCGCCAGTCGCCATCAGAGCATCCCCTTCAATTCAGCCCCGGTGATGCGTTCGACTGCCGCGACCAAGTCTTTGTAGTACGCGGCACGCATGCGGCTTGCCACGCGACCCACGACCGGGATGGCTTGGTGGCCGCTGATGCTTGATGTCACTACTACGCCAGACAGCGGCACAGTACGTTTTGACTTCGAGACAAACATCCGCCCACGATTCGCACCGTTGAATGACCGATTGACTGTGCCGTATTCGTATAAGTGCGCGTGAGGCGCTGCCGATGTCACCTGCGCATACACACGCCATCCAGTGCCGGTGCTTCTCCTGACCTTGACCCCACGCTTGAGGTTGCCTGTCCCAGTCGATTCATCCGGGTACTCGTTCTGTATTTCCAGCTTGGCCCGTTCTGCATACACGTCGGCTAGTCGATGCGCCTCACTCGCCATCGCGTTTGAGTTCTGTATCAAATCGCGCTTCAGTTCATCTAGTCCGGACCATTTGACGCTCATACGATTTCCTCGCATGCCAGCATCATCGTCTCGTCCACTTCGTTGACGTTATGGACGCCACGCACGAAGAACTGCCTGGTATCCTCAAACGTCAATCGGGTCAGCGTCGAGATTTCGCTATGGTATCGCACCGTCACCAGATGCGAGATAGGTGCTGTGACTGTATTGCCCACGCGCCGTTCAGTCACCACCGGCGAGGCCATCTCAATCTTCGCCCAAACTTCCGACGGATTTGCACTCGCCCATCCGATTGTGAAGCCGCCATCGCCGTCCGGCGTTCTGGATGGATTCTCCACCAAGACACGATGCCGAAGTCCGCCGATGTTCATCATCAGATGGCATCCTTGACGACATACGGAGCGAGTCGCTTCTCAAGATACATCTGCGTCTTTGCCGAGATAGTTCCAGTGATCGTCTCCTGGCGCTGCTCGTACATCTCGCCGACCATGAACAACACGATGTCGCCAATGCCGACTGGCACATCGTCGTCGTTGCCATAGCCGCAGACGGCACGAACTACGATCGGGTATTCAATAATCGAGGATACTGAGGGCAGCGAGATGCCGTCGGCAATCTCGACGCGGCCCTTGCCAGCCCTGGGGCCGGACTGCGTAAACACGACATAATTCGATGAGCCGAGCGTCTGCAACGCTCCATCCTCGTCGTAATACTTGACAGAGGTGATGCTCTGAAGTGGCGGGTTTGGAATCCACAAAGGACGCGCCGACGTGAACCACCCGCGATAGGAGAAGTCCCACGTTTGCGTCAGGAATGCGCGGCGAGTATACGACTCAGCCCATAGCGTTGCAGTCTCAAGCATCCTGCCGATCAGCGTATCGTCTGCGCTTGTAGAAACGCGGAGATACGTCTTGGCGAGATTCACGCCGACCGGCGTATCTTCGTTGCCAGTCACCAGCGACCGTACCGGCTGCCATGTCCACGAGATGCTCACAGCGACTTCCTCCGCTTCGTCTTTGGCGCCGATGGATGCGCGGCGGTTTCCGGTGGCGTCAACTCCGACGCCATGATCGCCTCTGCAATGCCCTGCTCAATCAGTCCTTTGGCAAGCATATCCGGCAGGTCATGAATGCCCGGAGGCAATGTGCCGAGATCCGCCCACGTTAGCTCACGCAGTAGATGTACTTTCATCTCTGGATACCATCCGGGGGCGGGTAGCCGAAGCCACCCGCCCCCGTCAAGTC